TTTAATTGTGTCATATTGGGAAATCCACCATCATCATATCTGATATGAAGATCTGGTTTCCATTTAAACATCGCTATCAATTCATCACAAATATCTTCTTCTAAATGATTAGAATAAGACTTACAATAATCGTGAAGAAAAGAAGACATAATATATCCTATAATGGCTCCCCGAGTCGGGGAATAATTAATCTAACAAATTATTTTCAATTTCTTTCATAAAAGTTTTTCTCATTTTAGATTGATTAAACATATCATAATAATAAGATAAAGGTTTTATGTTTGGTATTTTATATCCTCTGGCCACCCAATTTCTTCTTAACATAGAAATAAAATTATCTGTTGGATAAAACTTACAGAGATCAACAGGTTCTTCTGTGAGGAATTTAACATTAAGATAAGGATCGCCCCTTTTAATATTAATTTCATTATACCCTTCTTTAACAAAGAAGGCAAATTCTATATTTCTTACCCAATCATATATATTAAATTGCCCTGGCATGGCTATGGTTCTGTTTACAAATTCATTATCGCTTAGATATGAACTTGTTGTTTGTAATTCTAGACTCTTTTCTGGAACAAAAATATACAAAACATTTAATGAAACTAATTTTATTTTTGAGTTTCTTATACTAACTACATCGTCAAAAAATTTCTGATCATACATATCAGAAAAAACTCTGCCTTCTCCAGAAGTATCGAATTTTAATCTATAATCAAAAGGAAAAAGTAGTTCATAAGAATTACTGATTCTTCTTTTCATTGCAGGGCAATATTTAAAATTCTGATGTGGCTCTAAATTCTCCACAGATAATCTATTCAATAGTTCTGATGTTTTTAATGGTTCAAAAAAATTTATGAACTGTAAAGAATTTTCCGTTATTTTATCTTCAATTAAAGTATTAACAGCTGTCCAATATACTTTCATCACGACTCCACAAAATTAACAATGTCGATATTCTGTTTAATTTTTTCTAACACATCATCGTATGAATAATTCTGTATTCTATATGTATAATTTTCTGGTGGTTCAAAGATAAGATTGGTATCTTCATACCTTCCTTCTTTAATGGTGTCCATCCAAACCATTACATCAGGTTCAAAGTATGTCCTATATAAATTCCTAGGACAAATAAAATCACAAATAGAGACAATATTATTTTTCTCGCACAATTCAGCATAATATGTCATACGACATAATTGTCTAAATCTACCTGTTTCAGAAAAATCCCAATCATCGTAATGATTCCTTATATGATCGGCGTTATATAATGCCACCATGTCAACAGAATCGTTAAGAATATCAAACAACTTATTAGCAAAAGTTGTTTTACCGCTACCTGGTAATCCCATAACTAAAATCTTAGTCATTAATGGTGACTCCTAGGGGAATCGAACCCCTCTTACAAGATTGAAAGTCTCGTGTCCTAACCGATAGACGAAGGAGCCATATTGGAGGGAATGATGGGACTCGAACCCACATATTTTAGGTTTTGCAGACCTCGCCGTAACCAATTCCGGACACACACTCCCATAAAAAAGGGCGGTCACAAGGACCGCCCTCTTGGTTAGAGACCAGCGGCCAGTGCTCGATAACCAGCAGCAATTAGGCTGCGGGTTGGCTTACCTGCGCGATATTTGGAAACAGTTTCACCCTTTGAGTTCTTCTTCTCATTTAGGTAGATAGCATAACCCATCTGACGAATCTGATAAACAGCGTCATGTGGATTAGCAACGCCATAACGAGTCTTAATCTGCTGAGCAGTAAGTTCCTCACCACGCTCAACTAGAGCAGTAAAAACCTTCTCAACCTTAGTTGCATTCTGTACCATACTATATATCTCCTTACTTTCGTTTCAAATAATATTTACTAACATACCCTTTTCATCAACGGCTCGAATACGACTTTCTGGGAACTGGCGTTTAAGAGATTCCATTGCTGAAATGATCAACAGGTTATTGTCTGAAGTGACAGTATAGGTTCTCCAATTACCAGTATCATCTTGTAACTGAATATAAATGTTACCCATACCGTTCATCTATTTCTCCTGTTAATTCAGTTTAATCTTACTATATTCTTCAATAAAAGTCAATACCGTTTTTAGATCAGAGAAGATAAACTTCTTATTCTGCCAACGATCTTCATGATCATTACCAGAGATCTCTACCATCCAACCATTTTCATAACGATTAATTGTCAGAGACTCTGAGACATTATCGAAGATGTCCGAAAGTTTACTATTCGTTGCCATTATTTATTCATCCTCTTCGAGATTTGGTTCCAACAGTAGTAAGATCTACGTTGGGACCAGCATATTGTAATCCGCCCTTGTTATAGAGCGGCATTACCAGACTAGCCTTCTTCAGAATTTCTTTCTGAACGTGCTCTGGTTCTTTGTGAAGGTTGGTCATGATGTCTCGTTTTGCGCAGGAAGACTTAGAACCTGACAATCCTGAGGAAACATAACCCTCACGATCAACCTTCATACTATTAGTATACTCGGTTTTCCAATTTTTGTCAACTCCTTTTTTGATCTTTATTTGATCAGGATGAAGACCTTTTGATAACAACCATCTATCATGATGGGAGACCAACTTAGTTTTAGTCTTACTCTTTCGTTTACGATTACTGACAGTGGTTGTATAATAGGCAGGAAGGATGTGCATACTCATAAGAATCTCCTATGTTCTTATAGTATACTATAAACTCAGAAAAAAGTCAAGCAATAATTTCAAGTATCTTTTTCAGCTTTTCCACAGAAGGTTTATATTCTTCTTCAAGTATTTTATGAGCATATCTAACGTTCTCGTATTCCATTTCCTTTAGATATTTAAATCTAGAATCGATAACAGCTTCTAATACTATTGGTAATAATTCTGAAATTTCAACGAATACTTTACCGTCACTGTACGTCTTCGACATCTGTAGTATCCTTACTGCTTTCGACCATAATATACTTGGCCTCTGGATCTAATTCCATATAAGCATCAAGTATATGTCTAACGCTGTATAATCTTTTTGAAATATCTTTGATAGTGTTATGGACAGCCGGATCATTGACGCCTTCTTCTAGGTCTGTCAAAGCAGCATCGAGATTCATATCCACAGAATAATCAACCTGCCATTTAAAAATACTACCGTCTTTATCCATTTCCTCGTTTAGTTTACTAGGAGGGAATAAAATATTTTTAATTTGCTCCAACTTTTCTTCTGCTGGAGTAGGAGGAGTTCTTTCAATAGTAAATGGCCACATAATATATCACCTTTCAATTATTTTTTCTTACGACCCATGTTATATTTTGTCTCTAAAGTCCAATCATTTTTTTCTTTATGATTGATAATTTTGATCTGGCTCATTGATGCTTGAGGCTCAAGAACACGATCTGAATCTACGATTTTTAATAGACCCCAATCCTGCAACAAGGTTGCGATTTTATTTCTGCGACCCTTATCCTCTTCTGAGAAATCTGATGGTTTACCGTCAATTAAAAACATTTCTTTGAAATGGACAATATAATATCTGCCCTGTTTATGAAAAATATGACAAGATTGATAAAGTTTTCTTTCCTTACGAGAAGCAACACCAATACGAGTTAGCGTCTCTTTAATCTTTAGGAAGTCTTCCTCTTCAGCAATTTTGACTTCTACTAGAGAGTCTAAGAGTTCGTTCATTTCATCCCACCTTTTTCTTGTTTATTTTTTATTTCATTAATTTGAGCTTCCGTAAGAATTTTTAATGCTTCTTTCGCACGGATTGCATTATATTTATAATGACTAGAAATTAGGCTAATGAGTTCTTCTTGCTTCTCTCGAGATTTTTTTTCTTCTTTAGTTTCTGGTTTTGACCAACGTTTACTTTTACGAATAATATTATACAAGTAATCATAATGCATTTGATCTGTCACAACGTAACGACAGTTCATTTCGTTGGCGTATAAGATCGTGTCCTTGTAATTCGAAAGTATGTTATTGGTTCTCCATTGACTATAATCACCGTCAATCTCGACCCTCTTCCCACTCGTAATTGAATTTTCATAACGCCAATCGTACCTTGGTTTTGCTTGTTTCTCTAAAGAATACTTAGCCGAGTTACCAAAAAACCCTACAGCTTCTTTTTCGAAATCTCTTTTCTCTCCTAATACATTGACAAAATTTTTAGACATCAGTTGAACTCACAATTAATCATCACGTCAACTAAAAAAGCTACGAAATTAATCTCAGGATTAGCAGCAAATGCATTTTGATATTGATATTTTGCTAGGTTAAGAACTAATACTGGAGCAGTATTTTTTGTGCAAATCTCCGAAGAAATATCATAGAACTGATTATATAAAGCATTAACATCAGTGTCGATATTATTCTTCGCCCACTTACGGATCTCTGTATAATTCTGGTCTTTTAAAAGTGTAACAAGTTCTTTAATTGAAGTTTCTTGTAGGTTGACAAGAATGCCCGAATCAATCTTACCAGTTGCAGAATAACGCTGAAGCTCATTAAGAACACGGCGCCAATCTGGAAAATGTTTATTGATTACTTCGGCAATAACCTTCTGGTCATACTCAATCTTTTCCTGCTCTAGAATAAAAGTAACACGCTTGAAGAACTGAGTAGCAAGTTTGGCCATAGCCTTCTTGCTGATTTTAAAATCAATTACTGAGCACCTTGAATGAAGCGGTTCAATGATGCGGTTTTTGAAATTACAGGTAAGAATGAAGCCGCAATTCCTCGAGAATTCCTCCATAAAATTTCGAAGTGCGGGTTGAGTAGAATTGGCATTAAGATAATCCGCTTCGTCAAGGATGACATATTTCCTCCCCCCTGAAAGAGATATGCTGCTTGCAAAGTTGAGGATTTCGTTTCTGAGAGTGTCGATGTTTCCATTCATAGATCCATTAATTACGATATAATCACATCCAAGCTGTTCAAGCATGGCTCTTGCAACAGTTGTCTTACCAACACCTGCTGTTCCGGATAGAATAAGATTAGGGATATTCTTTTGATCAACAAACTGTTGGAATGTTGATTTTAAATCACAAGGAAGGATAGTATCTTCAATAGTTTTTGGACGATACTTTTCAACCCAAAGGAATTCTTCATTCATAATATACTCCACAAAACATAATATAAAAAGAGGGGAGCCGAAGCTCCCCAACTATTAGAAAGTTGAGTGCTGCTCAACTGCAATAAAGTATTCAGCTTCAACGCCAACAAATTTTGAGATACCCTTAGAGGAAATTGTTACTTGATAATCTCCTGGAAGAATTTTAATATTCTCAAACTTAAACACTGCATTGAAAACTTTATCTGTATCTCCAATATCAACAGAATATTCGCTACCAGGATTCTTAGAATCAGCAGCCTTCAGATAAACCTTCTTACCGTCTCCGAAAACAACGATCTCTGGTAGACCATAAACGCCAGCAGCTTTTTCTACCTTTGTGAGATCTTCATTCTTTAAAGTAAAATTAACATCAACTGATGGAAGGTTAATCTCCTTTTCTGGAGCCTTTACAATAGTATTCTCATCAGATAATTGATACTTACCTTGCTCCGAAGAATCCTTCATGTAAATGAACTTTTCGTCAACTTCAAGATCTGGATCATTATATAAACTCAGAACAGAAAGAAACCGATTAAGATCATAAACTGCAAAACGCTTCTTGAACTCTGTCGGAACAGTAGCCTTTGCCATAATCGTCTTGTTAGGAGAAATAGTCTTGAGGACATTTCCTTCCTGAACAATAATTGAAGGATTAATCTTTGCGAAGTTCTTCAAAACATTTACTGTATTAACATCAATCTTCATTATATAATCTCCACTTACTTCTTTTTGCCTTTATCTTTAAACTTACCTAGTGCACCTGGGTCGGCAGTAGCAGACACACCAACTGAAGCAAGATCAGCAAGAGAACCACCAAAGATATAAGTTCCAACATGCTGCATCTTCATCCATGGACAGAACCAAGTACGTAGTCCAATGTCCTGAGCTTTCTGACAGAACCAATAATCTTCCGATAGATAACGCTTTGACTTCGGATCAATTTCTGCCTGAAAGAACATCATAATCTCGCGAGTACCATCAAAGTGCTCAGTGCGAACATGATCTGGTTTATAGTTATATTGCGGATAAGAATCGACAAACTTTTGCATTGCGTTCTTAGAAACCATCATGAAGCCAGTTCCAATCTCAAGAACCTCAACTGGTTCATTAAGAGGAATAGACTGCTGACCACCCTTTGGGTTGAAGACATAATCGCCAACGAACTTTTCAAGAACGTTTGGATCTTCATCAGCAACACCCTTATCAACAGCGTGCTTAACCTTCTCCCAAGAAATACACTTCTTTGGATATGGTCCACCAATGATGTCATACTTATCTTCTTCTTGTGCCTGAAGAGCCATAAGAGCAATAACATCTTGTGGATTGAAGCCAATATCAGCATCAATAAACATCATATGTTGTGCTTTCGAACGCATGAATTCGTCGCAACAATAGTTACGTGCACGTGGAATCAATGATTCGTTAAACAAATAATAAAACTGTAGAGGAATACCATACTGCGTACAAAGAGCAGATAGATCTGCCGATGACTTGGCAAACATACCTGCACATTGCCCACCATACATTGGTGTTGCAACGAACAATCCTCTTTCTCTAAGTTTCTCAATTGGGATCTGGATTTCCATTATATACCTTTCTTATGCTACAATAAAACTTTTAAATTTACAAGTGTTACAATGAACTGCTCTTTGTGGGGGCATTGAAGTTGTTACTACTGAGGGATTAGTATCTTGTAATTCATCGCCACAATGAGGACAACCAATGCCTGTTCCCAAGTTAATAAAATGAGACATATATTCTCTACGTCTCTGTTCATTATGTTCTTCAAACGACTTCAATTCTTTCATTTCGAATCCTTATAGTGATCCGCATACAACATCATTATAACGTAATGAAGAACCTTCAATAGATCTGCTTTATTAGCGCCCTTCTTTTTACCATAGCGCCAGAGATATTTGATAGCTGTGTTTCGGAAGGTTGGCATAGAATCACCAAGAGCTAACCACACATCGAAACATTCTATATT